GTCAGTTCATCTTCCTCTTTATTAAGAAGGTTACTAGCCATCCGATACGCTGCTGAAATTAACCCTTTCAGGTACATCCGTTTGACTTCATTCATGATTTTTAACCTCCAAATTTAACTTAATTGAGATTGTGTTAAGTCTCTTTTTCACCCGAACGTCTTGACTGCTCCGGGATGTCGATGTTTCCTGCCAACACCTCATGTGTAGTCCAACGTGTTTTGCATTCATTGCACTCTCTTCGTCTTCTGGTAACCACTTTTTGAGGACTTACGAGCCGCTTATCTTTAACGGTGCTGCTTCTGCTCTCGCAGTTTGGACAAATCATCTGTGGACACTTCCTTTTCGACGTCTCTCCAATCCTCGTGTTTGAACTACCATGATTGAATCAGGTCGCCTCATTTCTTTCTTGTACCGATCTCGAGCTTTTTCCATCACCTTGTCCAATACTGCCTGACTCCTCTTGGGTCCAATGCCGTTGACTTCTTTCATCGCTTCCTCAAAAAAGCTCCATGTATCTTGATAGCCGATTAAAATGCCCTCTTCTTCCTTTTTTCTGAGCTTTTTCTCAAGACTCATTTGTTCAACCTCTCCCACATGGTCGGCGGCAACTTTCCTGCGGTGGCCATTATCATTTCATAAAGTGGGAGGTCTAAAATGTTAGCATTCAATTTATCCTCGACGCCGTTCCATTCAAGGATTTGCCACAAACTTAAATTCTTATCTCTCAACGTCCGCATAGCCTTTTCCCAAGCTTGTATATGTGGTCCGTGATAGTCGTACAAGGTCTCCCATTTCACACGATCGATTTCTAGGCAGCACTGCCACATATCATTTACGACATCGACTGTGGCACCTTGGGCTCCTGCCTGCCAGAGTCGCTGCGGAAAGATGTGCTTTGCCAGAGCTTCCTCACTGAACTCAAGAAGGAATGGCGGCATGATGTAACCAACGGGCAGAAGTGAACGCGCTGCTTGTAGTTGTTCTGAAGGAGTATCTCCATCACGACTCGTAAGTTCAGCGGCCTTTCGAATTAATGGCATAGCTGCCTGAACATAGATATCTCGTTGCTTTGCTTCAACAGGAACTTCATATCCCCACGGGAGATTTGCCCTCTGACCGCCTGCGATTCGTCCTGTTCGACCTACGCTGTATGTGATTAGGTGGTCGTATACGGGTTTCCCAACTCCAATGAATAGAAACATGATACTTTCGCCACGAATTGGTTCGTATGAATGTCCAGCCTTCACCATGTTGTTGAGGAAACGGCCTCTATTGTCCATGTCATCGTATTTACTCAAATAGAGCGCAGCTTTGAATGCCGAAAATACTCTGTCTGTATCGGTTGATCTGATTGCGATCACTCTTCCATGTTGAACTGGATTTATAAATCTCTCGGAATAAAGATGTATCAATGACGCTTCCAGTCTGTCTAGAAGGAGTGAGGCCCACTCCCCAAAATACACCCGACCTGTCTTAGTCAAATCATTCCTGTCAACCTGGAACATTCACGCTCTCCTCCATTTTCCGAACAATGTCGCTGATGTTATCTACCAACTGCTGACGCATCTTAACGAGTGCATCAAGAGCTCCTATTACATCAGCACGCACTTCCACAATGTCTATTAGCTTGCTACAAGCATGTTCTACTCTTCCGTAATAGCCGACATCCTTCCACTCATACCGATCCGCCACACCCTCTTTGGTAGACTTGATCAGCTTTCGTTCCTCTATGATGATGTTGTGGCTGCCATCATTGGTTAGGCGGAAGTCTTCGTTGATGTAAATCTCCATCTGCTGTCACCCTTTCCGAGAGTGGAGCCCCGATTAGAAGGGCTCCTTTTCTTCAGCTGCTTGCTTGGCTGCTTCAAACTCTTCAGCTGTGCGATCCGCGCCAGTCAATTCCACGATCCCATCTGATCCAGTCTGGTATGGAATGCCTTCACGAACCTCGTCGATGTTCATCTGACCATCCTCTACCCCTTCCTCGTCTGGTTCACAGTATTCTGCATTCAACTCGATAACTTCTAATCCAACTAAGCGCTGGATTTGTATCCATTTCTCTTCTTTGATGTCCTTTTCAATGTCGATTGTCACAACGATCTTCTTTTGCTGGTTGTTGATCGTCCGGATAGCAGCCTTTTGCTCCACTTTGGTATTCGGCTTAGCCTGTTCACCGAATGTTAGAAGAGCAATGCTGTTCTTTTTCAGCTCGGCCAGAATGTTCAATTGCTCATCTTCAGTATCTAAGTCCAGATGAATTGTCAGGACACGTTTTTTCAGCTGATTTTCAGCCTTCACCATTTTTGCTAGTACGGTTGTTTGCATCAGTCACACACTCCTATTTCTTTGATTTTTTCGTAACTGGATTTTTCATTGCGCCAATCACTTCTCGCTGATGTGATACAAGTTTCTCTTGGTTGAAATATCCTCTGACTATTTGAGCAACGGTGAATGCATCACGAACGTTGTCCGATTTGTTTTCGTATCCATATCGCTTGAACAGCCCCAGAGCAACTTCGGTTTTATCTGCTGTGCCTTTACCGGTGGCGAATTTCTTTACTTGAGTTGGTGCTGGTTCAATGTAATGAATGCCTTTTTTGAATAAGGCGATTCGAAGGGCCCAACCAAGTCCATATTGAAAGTCAACACCTTGACCTTTAGAGCCAAAAGAGAATCCCTCTATCCCCACTCGATCGCCAGGTTGTATCTTAGATACGATGTAATCAATAAGCGACGACATACGCTGTGGATCTGTACCTTCTTTGGTTACTTCTTCAGACTCAATCACTGCCCCATCTTCATCCAAAATTACTAACCCCGTTTTTGTTGATGGGTCTATTCCCACGTATCTTTCCACGTTTTTTCCTCCTCACCTTGATGACCGTAATCTCTGTAAGCCGCTTGCCCTTGCACTCGATCATTCCGCGTTCCCGGTAGTCTTCCAGCCTGGCCTGAACCTGCTCGTCATCGGAGAAGTACACTCCTTTGATCAGGTCTCCGAAGAAAATTTCCCCGCGCTCCTCGATCCGTCTCAACAGTGGGCAGTGGCGTTTTCTCATGTCACTTCAATGCTGTTCAATTTAAGCAATTCAAGGTAGTGTTCTTCTCTTGCTTCAGCTGCTCTAAGTGCACTATTTGCGCGGTTTAAATGGTTTTGAAGACTTTGAATCTCTTTGTATTTATCTTGAAGTGCTTTTCTCAAAACTGATATGGCTGGCGAGTCTTCTGGGGCTTTCTCAGCTCCATTCGTCCAAGGATCTCGTGGTGCTATTGAGATGTAATCACTAGAGTTAATCGGGCGCTTGATTCCCTTCAGGTTGTGCTGCTTCTTCCATTCGGTTAGTGTTCTCATGCCATACTGCTTGGCAATCTGTACGTCGTTTAAATTCTTGTCTTTCAGGTCCAAATAAATTTCAGGCGTTAGGGTGCTTAGCTGTTTGTTCATTACGATCCCTCCCCGACCGATTTTTTCCATGATTTTAGCTCGTTTGAATCTTTTGTAGGTGATTGCACCAGCTTGTCCAGTAACAGTGTGATTTCATGGTTTAAAACGCCCAAATCACTATGTTTGGCACTCAATCAACTGGCTGCTTCCTAACCATCACGAAATGTCCATTCTCAATCCGCTCGACATAGAAGCGATCGCTGTAACCATATTTGAGCCAGTGTGCTTCAAGTTCGTCACGTTTTTGTTTCGGGTCTGTTATCTGCAGCAGCCGTTCTGGAATGGGTATCCTCGTTGGCACATTGCTGATTAATCGTCTTTGATTCGATTTTTTAGAAGCCATGGCTTTCCTGAACCTGGATGTTCAGCTCGTCCTTTGTTTTTGAATTGCCTTTTCTCTGTGTATAAACCTCAGAGATGCGTTGGATGGGTTTATCGAACTTGATCAGGATATCGCGGCTACCCTTGCCACTCCTGCGCGTTTTTCGCTTCCGCAACCAGTGAGTTGCAACTGGATACTCAGCTTTGTCTTTGTTGTCTAAGACCTCTACGAACAATGCCAGATCCATGTCATTCAGTATCCGCCGCGCACCTTCGAGCTTTCGATCCTCGGTGAGTTGGGCAAGAATGATGACAACGCAATTGAGCATTTTTGCTAGTTTCTTGGATTCTTTTGCGATCCGCGCCAGTACCTGGTGCTCTTGGAGACCCTTTTTCATATCTCCGTCCGTTTCAAGTCGACCTATGTAGTCGATCACAAGAACATCCAGCTGTCCGTACCGGTGTTTAAACTTTCGAGCAAGCCCTTTTGATTGCCCAGCTGTCAATTCTGGGAGATCAGAAAGATAGATGTTTGACTGAGAGTAAAGGTTAAAAGCCTTTTCAAGACGCGCTTGCTTGTCCAATATCTCTCTCGGTTCCCCTGTAAGCTTCCCAGTAAAAACTTCTGTGAAAGGTATTCCTGAAAGGTTGGACACGACCCGGAAAACCAGTTCTTCTTCTTTCATTTCCGTGTTTTGGTAGTATGTTTTCTTTGCTTGGAAGACCGATGCGTATGTCGCAAGATTGACCGCGAGAGCCGTTTTACCATCGCCAGTCTCAGCTGCAATCAGGATTGCATCACCTGGTTGTGCTCCACCAGAAAGTGCCTCATCCACCCCTGGAAAACCATGTACTAATCCGTCAGCTGTCTTTGTCGAAAAGGATATTCCGATAGGTGATTGATTGCCTTGCCTTTCGTAGAACACTTCCATGGCTTTGATAGCCGCTTGCCTTGGTTCAATGATGTCTTTCTTGTCATCCCCGGAGTGAATCCCCATGATCTCCGTCTCTACCTCATCAACCAACTTTGAGGGGGGGATAGACGTATCAAACGCCATGCTTTGTAGCTTGTGACCGATCTTGTAGTATGTACGCCGCATGTGTAAGTCCTGGAATCGGTCTATCAAGTAGTTCACACGCTCTGCTGAGATAAATTGGTTCATTGCTTTTAGAATCACGTCTGTTACATCTTGATTGGTACTTTCTCTGACAGCAGATATGGGATCAGTTGGCTTCCCTTGCTCATCAAGCTTGATCAGAAACTCCAAAGCTTGGCCAATTTCCTTGTGATAAAAATGCTCTGGTTTAATCGCTGTTGTGATGTCAAAAAAGGATGCTTTGTTATGCAAGACAATGGCCAGGACTTCAAATTCTGTTTCGGTACAATGTGGTAGCTCTATGCTCAACACTATCCCTCCTAGAAAAGGGGTTCGTAATTCGTTGGTGGTGGTTCTTCAACAACCGGTTCCTTTGCAACATTCGCTGCTGGATCTGGTTCCGATTGGATGTAATCCGCATATTTCTCGTTTGGACCAAGGAATGTAGATGCATGCATGATGTATTCTGGTGATGTTCCGCGCTGTTTGCATGAAGCTGCGTAGCTTGTTGCCGCTTGGATCAGGGTATCTGGATCAACCTTTTCTTTTAAACGCGTTTTCCAGTTCTTGAATGCTTCTTTCTTGCCAATCTTTCTGGGATAGATTGACCAAAATCTCTCAAACTCTGGCGAATATCCAGAGACATTCTTTTTATTTATGTCTTTATCTATATCTAATTCTTTATCTATATCTGTTGCGTGACATTGCGTGACATGTCCCGGGACAGTCACGGGACAATCATCTGGTATTTCAGCGAGTAGCTTTTGTCGATCTCTTTGGCGCTGTTTCCTGAGCCGTTCTTGTTCTTTGATTCGCTCAAGACCATCAATGTTCTGATGCTTCTCCCAGTTGGATATGGTGATGACCCCATTCTCGATGTTGATCATTCCAAATTGTTCGAATGTGTTTAGAGCCAATCTGATGATGTTGATCGGTCTGTCAAAGATCGTGGCCAGCATTTCTTCTGAGTAAGGGATTCGCTCGTTAAGAATGATGCTGCCGCTTGCGTTCGCTTTTCCTGCTTGAACTAGCAACTGAATCCAGGTCAACAGGATGCTATCTGACTCAGGAAGTTGGCGAATGAGTTTGATCTTTTCGTCATCAAACATGGTTGTTGTAATCTTGATCCACTTGATGCTCATGCCTTCTCAACTCCTTGTGATACTGTGCGACCAGTCATCGCGCCACTGGAACCTCCAGCGTTTTGTTGGTATCTCTATGCACCAGCGTTAGGACATTGCCATTTCGTTTAACCCGGAGATAGTCAGCAACGCTCAAATTAGGCATTGCTTTCTGAACCTGCTTGATTTCGTTGACCGTCAACCGTTTGCCGTTCTTCATAAAGCTTCCCCCATTCGCTTCGCTACTTCATTGATTGCCTGTGTAGCTGTTTTGGCTTCAACATAGATGTCTGGTGCCATGAAGTAGTGGTTCTTTTTTGCGTAAAATCGGAGTGTTTTGCAACGGATTGAAATGTCTGGTTGGAATTGTGGAGAGCCATCCTCATAGACTCTCCCATAATCAATCCCTAGCCTTGTAGCGAGACGTTGGGCCTCAAGGTATGCAATCTGGTGTGGTAGCATTGTCATTCACTCTCCAGCCAGTTTTAGAAAGGCATATCATCGTCTGAGATGTGAATTGGCTTGCCTGCACTAGCGAATGGATCATCGAAAGGGTCAGATGTCTTTTCTGGTTTATCCTCACGTTGACCACTTTGCTCACCGCTGCGACCACCAAGGAACTTGAGGTTCTCAGCTACAACCTCCGTGACGTACACTTTTTTTCCTTCCTTGTTGTCATAACTGCGGGTCTGTATTCGTCCATCAATCGCACACTGGCGACCTTTTCGGAGGTACTCAGCTGCCAACTCAGCGAGCTTTTGCCAAGCAACAATGTTGATAAAGTCTGTTTCTTGCTTTTCGCTTCTCCGCGGTCGGTTGATCGCTATTGTGAAGGAGCAAACTGCCACGCCACTCTCTGTGTACCGAAGCTCAGGGTCTTTCGTGAGATTGCCAATGAGAATCGACTTATTCACTTGCTCCACCTCCAGCAGTTTCCTCAACATTCGCAGCATCTGCTTCAATATCAATGACCATGCCAGGCACTTCGCTCATGTCTTCTGAGATTTCGTTCTTCACTGTTTCGTCCATGACCAGGGCTTTTGCCATTTCTGCTGATTTTGGGGCATACTTCAGTACCTCTTTAAGAACCGTTTTCTTTGCCATTGCAACGAAGTCTGTTTTCCATGGGGTTGTCCAGCCCTTTTGATATGCCTGAGAGTATTTCTTTGCATGTGCGTCGATTTTCTTCGTTGACCAGACCACAAAGTCAAATCCGCCATTTTTCAATCTATACACTGCGTAGAAGTAAATTGGATCACCTTCAGGTTCATCTGCAGGCTTGTGATTTAAGGTCTTGTCTAGTCCATACGAGTAACTAAATTCATCGTTTTTGAATACTTCGTGTGCATAAATCGCTTGATATTCCCCAGTGCGATGTGCCAGGGAAATGATTCCCTTGTAGCCAACCTGAAATTGAGCTTCTTTGCCGTACGGAATCAGATAAGCTTCACCAAGTGGAGTATTTGGTTCTAACCCCAGCTGTGCGGATTGCATGACGCCAGCCAACAAGCTCATTTGATCACATGCCAGTAGCTTTGGATTTTGGCGAATGGACGTCATAGCGATACGAGCTAACCGGTCGGATGTGAGGTGTTTAGGTAAAGCCCGCGCGATCTCAGGCTCCATTCTTTTGAGTAGTGCCGATATCTGTTGATCTGGCTTAACTGGCTGTGTTTGTTGACCAGCTCGTTGTGCCAGCTTGTTTGACATGTCTTGTGGATTACCCAATGTAATGACCCCCTATATAGTTTTTGGTAGATAAAGCCGGGTATGTGCCTTTTTCACAAAGCTCATTGGCTTCTCGGCAATGACTGACCGTGTGACCTTCTTTTCGCCGATCCATCCGATGGCGTAATCCTGCATCGCGTTAAGAATCTTGTTTTGTGCCTCTGCTTTGATTAATTCGAATGCTTTGATTTGTGCTGTAGCTTCGTGATACTGCTTTACCCATTCCGCAGCTTCGTCCGGAAGAAAGATTTCTTGTCCGTTAGATTCTGGATACATTTCTTTGAGCAGCTGTGTTGTTGCCTCCGATCCGTCTACTGCAGGTGGAGTGTCATCTGTGACCATTTTCCAGAAGTCTTGTTCAATATTGATCAGGTATCCTATGACTTCTTCGTTTCGATCAATCCGTTTGTAACGGAAGTCATTACCGCCAATCAGTACAGCGATGTAGGCAAAATGTAGGCCAGTTACTGCTAGGTAATGCTGTACCTGCAAGTAATAGTGGTCTGGGATCTTTTCGTCTTCCCACTCAGCTGCAAGGTATTTATCCGCTGTCTTGCACTCCAGGACACCTTGTTCTCCGTCCATATGAATCAGTCTGTCAAGGTTTGCCAGCATGAACGGATGCTCCGGATGTTGTAGCATTTCGTGAACCGGTTCGATCTTTAGTCCAGTTCGTTCTGCAAATTCGTCAGCAACAACTGGCTCCAACTTTCTACCGAATCTTGCTGCCTGCGACTCTTCTTGCGAAGGTTCAAGCTTGCCCGTCTTCTCAAGCCAAACCACTACTGGAGATCGATATTTACTAAACCCAGCCACAGCTCCCGCGTCAGAACCACCAAGGCCCTTCCTGCGCCATTGCAGCCATTCCTGATGTGGCATGTTTTCTGTGGAGATTAATTTGAGGGCTGCGCCCATTTTGAATGCCTCCTCTCTAGACCGAGGTGTCCCCGCCCCTACCTCTGCGGGAACCATGTGTCTCCGTTGAACACGCCTGCTGTACCTCAATCATGTGGTTTCAACCACTTGCGGAAGCATCGAGCTATATGGAAGAACTGTGCGGGTTCTTTCTCGATGCCTCCACGCGAGGCCGAAGCCTGCGTTAATCTATTCACCAGCAGTAATTGTCACAGCACCCAGGTTTGTCAGCATGCAGCCACTGCAGCAAAATAAGTCTTCGCCTACTCTCCAAACCAGCTGCTTGTCATAAATCTCGCCGCCGCACTCTTCGCAGTGGTCTACAACCTTGGCTTCTTGAAGATCGGGTAGCCCTTCCGAGAATCGATCCATAATCAGGCTCCCTTCTCAAGCTTCTTGCCTGGTTTCCGACCACGTTTTTTACCTCTAATTGCTTCCGTGCATGCATCTGCGATCTCTGTCGCCATCTTCATTACAGTCGAAAGCCTTGTGTTTTGAAGAACGAAATACTCCATGAAACCACCAACGTTCACGATTCCTTTAACATGTGCATCTCCGATTCTTGGGAGGTCTTTCTGTACGCCGGCGCCTGGTCTTAATGCGCCGCATGCAACCTCAACCACACCAATTCTGGAGGATGATCCTAAACAAGCATCGATCGCCAAGACAAAGTGTTCTGGGTACTCATGGTGGATTTGATCAAGTGTTTCGTTGAGATTCATTGCATGAACAGGATCATCAATCGTCCCTAAAACATCGAATCCACGTTTTTTAAGTTCGGTCCCTACCAATGGCCCGAGAGAATCTCCGGTAGATCGGTCAGTTCCGACACCTACAAACAAAACCTTCTTACCTTTCGGAATCCTTTTTTTAATCTCTGCCGCTAATTCCATCGCTTTTGTATCCCCCTCTCGCCGTCTATTAGCGTGATATGGCTTGGATTGGTGTTTGACTGGTACAAACTACCTCAAGCTTGTTTTGAAAGGCTGTAAATCGTTTATAGAAGGTCGGGGTCATTAACCCTCGAATACTGGTAGTGCGTTTGTTTTTTCCTTTGCCAGAAGACCACTCAATATCACGCTGAATTTCTCTAACCACCCATTGCGAACCATAACGTCAATGCCATTCACTTTGCTTTTTAGTGTCGATTCTGCGTATGGCTTTCCTTTTGCTGCAATCTGCGCTTGATTCAATTTTTCACGTTCGTTTTTAACTTTCTGCGGAACATCAATGCCGTGTTGATCCTTCATGATGTCGTAAACTCTGTTGTAAATTTCGTTATGACCGATTCGGGTCCAACGTGCGTATTCGTTCACCAGGTCAACTACCTTCGCTGCATCAGGGATCGCTGTTAGATTGTCTGTCAGGGTATTCATGCCACTTTTTAATGACTGGATATCTTGGTCACGCCTTGCGTCTTCTTTTTCTCGAATAACTGCTTGCTGCGCTAGATAAGCCACCATTTCAAGTTGGGACATTTGAGGCGGTCTATGTTGGAGTTGCTCCCTCAATCGTTTGAACTCATCCAGAAACCTGATCTTCATTTTCATTGCTTCTGGTGTTACATAGGACATGGCCACCAGAGCGAAAGCATCCTCAGTCATGTTGAACTTTGTGTACCATTGCTTGTTTTGTTGATGCTGGTACTGGGTCTCTTGAAAGTTCAAGGCACCCCATTCTTGTTCGCCTGCTGCATTTAATTTTTCAATCTGGTTCTTGATGTCGTTGATTACGTTGAAATGTTCTTTACCAAACACTTCTGCCACTGTAAGGCTGTCCGTAATTGCTCTCCCGTTTTCGATAAAAACCAAGTCTTTCATTCTGCTTCCTCCTTAGTTCCGATTTGCGACAATTTTTGTTCCAACTTGCTTCCTAAACGGAACATGCTAAGTAAAAAAAATATCGTCAACACTTGTATCAAGAACATCTGCTATCTTCTTGGCGATTGCCAAAGAAGGAACCTTGCGCCCCACTTCAATGTTCGCGTAGTAAGCACGAGAGATATTGGCCTTTTTTGCCAGTTTCGCCTGTGTCCACTTCTTTTCTTTCCTACGCGAGATCAAGGCATAAAGCATATCCATCACCTCGTTGTTTCGACCTCTATAGACATCATAGTTCCTTTTAGGAAGCAAAGTCAATAATTGTAGAACAAAAAAATGTTCCCAATAGAACGCAAAAGTGATAATGTAAGATCAATAGGATAAAATGACTATAAGCAATGTTTTAATGGATGAAGACAATAGACAAAGCATGAGGTGCTGATTGAATGGCTACTTTCGCTGTAAGGTTCAAAGAGCTAAGGGAAGCAAAGGATTGGACTCAAGATGATGCTGCTAGGGAATTAGGCGTATCGAGATCCACCATTGGAGGATATGAGTCTCCTTCTAAATACAGGGTTCCTAGAGAGGAAATGCTCGTTAAGATTGCGGAGAAGTTTGGGGTTAGTATCGACTACCTTCTCGGCAAGACCGATGAAGATACTCAAGCTATTGTTGATGATATGGCCACATTCATGAAAGGATTGTCGCCTGATAAACGGAAAGAGTTTGAACAATATGTCAGGATTGCCATGAAGGGCTTCCAAAACTAAGAACACCCTACCGAAAATTGGTAGGGTGTTTCTCTATACTGCGCCAAAGTCACGCTTGAATGATTCCATCAATTCTTGAGCTTGTTCCATAGTATGAACTGATGCATAAGCTTGCAACAATTCCATGGTTTCTTTTGACAAGACCTGCTCTGTTTCCACCATGCTTTTCTCCATGATCGCACCCTCCGATAAGAACATCCGTTCTCTACTGCTGTGGTACAAGTATCTCATACGAATCGAATTTGTACAAGATATTCTATTCTAACTCTAGTATAAAGAAAATTAACCACTTACGGGGTTTGCCATAAATGGTTAATTTTATAAACTTTTATTATCCTCGTTCCCCGATGTCATAGGTAACGATAGGTGGTTTTTCTGGAGGTGGTGGAGCGACTTTTCCACGCTCACCAATATCAGCAGATGCTGAGACTGCACCAGTTAAAAGAAGAGCAACAGCAAAGACAGAAGCTAGAGCTTTTTTCATACTTGAACACCCCTTGGAATATTTTTACGATAATAGTCTTATTAACCCATGGGTGTCAAGGACTTTATTAGTAAACCTCTTCCAGCAGTTGCAGTCCTTTTTGATACTCTTGTGATGCTTTAGGCGCATATTGGAAAACTAATTTAACCCCTTGTAAAAATTGATTTTGAAGCTTTAATTCACGCGCGATTTGTACAGCCTCTATTGCCTGAGATAAACCTGTGTTATCTCCTTGTTTAATTTGCCACATAGCTTGTGCTAGTGAGAGATTAAGATAGTGCCTATCAAATATTACTTCTTTTCCTCGCATCTTCTCTAGTTGACAGATCTGCTCCGGAAACTCTTGAAAAAACTCAGCAATCATTTCGAAAAGATCATGTTTGACTAAGCAATCTAACAAGATTTCAATCCCTTCAACTGACTGGGCTTTGTTCTGTTTCATAAAGTCAAACATGTCTCTAATTTTACTTGTGTCACCTGCTGCAATTAAGGTTATGCACCTGTTTACGCTTGCTGCAAATCGATAAATTCCTGTGTTAATTGACTCATATTCTGATATGTAATCTAGCGACAGAGTATAGTTCCCCGTCTCTCTTGCGGCGATGGCCATTTTGATTAAAGCATCACCTACATAACTCTCTTGATTTGCACTCTTTGCTAGAGTGACTAATTTTTCTCCGTATTTAATAACATGATCCCATTTGTTTTTCAATCTAAAGGCACAAATAACCCGATAATAAGCTTCTAGTACAGCATCATCATGTAAAAAGTCTAGGTACTCACACAAGCGAATTGCAGCTTCTTCGAACAAATCCGTATTGAGTACACGTACAATCATCATACGATTGTAATAAGACATAGCTAAGTGTTGGGCGATTCTATCTCGCTCATGCAAGATAACCAAATCGTAGCATTCAAGCGCGTGAGTAGTTAGGCCATCCTGGTGTAAGCCTACACCAATTTCATAGATATTTGGCAGATACCCACCAACTTCAAGCATACGAGTAATTGCTTTATCTGCATGTAAATCAAGTCCTTGCTTCTTGCAATGTAAAACAAATTCCTCAAGGCGTTTCCTTGGTTTCTTTCCTTCACGTGCAAAACAGTCTTCTAGGTACATGTCATAGTAATGACCAATTGGCTGAGATAAAACGCTAGTTAGTTGATCCAATAAAGTTAAAGGCATGGATTTCTCGCCTAATACTTGTGTCAAGAACGCGCTTGATTTTCCAACTGCTTTTGCAGCCTCAACTTGCTTTATTCCCTTAGCTTTTAAGTCTTCTGCTAAAACAGAACCTAAAGTGAAAGCCACAAGAATCCCCCCAGGAATGCACATAAGTGCTTTTTGTCTATGTGGGCACGCCATATTTTGCGAGTGAACTTTCTGACAAAAATGATTTTATCACGTTCGTTATATCAAGTAAACAAAAAATACCACCTTAAACTACGTTCGTCCGAACAAACGTAGAAAAGATGGTTTTTAATACAACATTTACTCAATGGGTTTTTATGAGTTTTTTTACTTCAGCAATCCTTCTTGCTGACACATCAACGGTTCTGTTTTGGGGATCATGATGAAATGTTAAAGTGTTTGAGAGTGGATCTAAACGGTCTACTCGAGCGATATTGGCTAGCGTTGGTTTGTTTACTAATGAAAAACCCGATGGTTCAAGGAGTTTGGTATAAGTTTTTAGAGATACTGAAGAAATGTATTCAGACAGATATGTCACAACCCGACAGGTTCTCTCATCAAATTGAATGAATAGAATATCCCCTGCTGGAACGTAATGAATATCATCGCCTATAATCGGGACCAGTCTTGCTTGAGAAGTGTTCAGATGCTCAAAAGCAACTCTATCATTTAAGTTGCGAACACTTGAATCCAATACGTCCTCAACGTAAAGACGATCCTTATCTAGAATTTCAGTAATTCCTATCGAGTAACATTGTTCTAAGTTTAATCCGTTTGTATCCATGGTTACGATTAAAGCAGGTTGTAAATGCCCCTTTTCTCGAGCAACCTTTAGAGCTGTTAATCCATCCATTTGACCTGCACCAAGATAAACATCGATTATAAAAGCGTTATATTCATTGCTTTTTTGTTCAAGAACCTCCAAGAACTCTGCTGCCGTTGAAACTATATTAATGGTTTCTATTCCCAAACGCGTAAGCATTCTTGTCATTAGCTGTTGGTGCGCCTCGGTGTCTTCGACCATCAAAACTCGAAGTTGACGAAACATAAAATCACCACTTTATTAGAGTTTTATTTATTATTATCTCAAGAAAAACCTACTTTGTGATTATCTAAAGTCAATTTTTAGTCTATTTTACCACGTTCATTTTCACAAGCGTATAAAAAGTGGTAAAATACACCTATCTTAAAAAAGACATCTTGGAGGAATCATGCCGTACAAAGCCGGGCGCTGTCGGCTGGGGCAGATCCTCAAAGCTCGAAGGATGAAGGTAGTCGAACTTGGTGAGATGTTGAACATTAATCCAAGTCAATTACGCGATTACATCCATGGTCGAAAACCAACCATGTCACTCAATGTGGCTATGACAATCGCATCGGCCCTAAATATTCGCATAGAAGAGCTTTACGAGTGGGATTATGTCAGCCCTGAAGACCGAACAAGGCGCACAAAAAAAGAGTAGGAATAGCCTACTCCCGGCAAAAAGCGTGCTATTTAGCTCGCTTGTGTGAACCAAATTCGCTCCCCCCCCCTTCCCCCCAAAACACCGCATCCAATCAATCCACAGGCATGAAAAAAGACCAGCCAAAAGACTGGTCCTGAACCATCAAATATGAGTTATCCACAAGGTTAGCGAAAATTTGCGACTATCCACATGTGGACAATTCTAGCAACCTCATGCTAAACTACTGACAGAAAGATTTGGAAAATAAAATAAGATCGGGAATCTAAGAGAGTTGCAGCTCTCATTGATTTTAATCCAGAATCACCGACTGGTACTCGGGTATCTGAACGCTCCGATCTTTCGTCATTATAACCCGATTTGGGCTATGCAATCAAGGCGAAAGTGTCGGTATTGTTTGTCAAACATCGACATTCATAGCGCTCTGTTACCGTCCAGTCGGATTGGTGCAGAGCGCTTTTTAGTTTCCCGACATAATAAAATGAACCGCAGAAAAGGAAAAAGCCCGGTGTTGGTAGCACCGGACCCGAACAAAAACTCAATCACTCAAATTGTTGCCTTCATTATATCGCGAAAAAAGCGAGCATGCAAGGTCTAGTTTCCTATTGCCCCGATTGAGTTTCAGTTCGCTTCTTCCTTCCCTGCTGGGAGGAGAATACATATGCATACGATCAGTATTGATCAGTCGTTGGCTACCTTCGCCAGCGTTTCTGACATGGACAAGACTGTCCGCCAGTTCCTGTATACGCATGGGCATAAGCTTACTGATTCAGCTACTCAGCTCCTAAAGAGACTAGCTCGGTACAGCTGCAAAGTTGTTGGAGTCTCCTGGCCGGAGGCTGAGACACTTGCACCCAAGCTCGGGATATCTGTGCGGACTTTTTGGCGTGCTGTGAAGCAACTCGAGTCATTTGGAATCATCAGCCGCATTACTCGTCGGAAAAAACGTGGTGAACGCAGCTCCAATATCTATCAGATCCGACCAATTGAGGACCTTCGTGAATTGCCTCAACCATCTGATGACACATTGCCTGTCACATTGCCATTGTCATGTTGTGATGAGTCTGAAACGCCTGATTACACTAGGGCTGATGACCAATTTTTGGAGTCTGAAACTAGGTTTTCTAAAACTTTGTCCTCTAAAGAATCAAAAGAGAAAGACGAAGTAAAACGTATTCCGACTCATCGTACTTGGAATCATGTTCCTAAAAATGTTCCTGAAGAATTTGCCTCCCCTATCATGAGAGACACCGCAGATGGGAAGATTGCTTTCAAGCTTTGGGGCAAGGCACTTCTGCTGGACAAGCTTTGTGGCTTCGCTTATGAAGATACAGTTTCAGAAATTGCAATCGATACATGGAAAAGAACACGACACCTCTTCAAAGAACGTGACTTTGACAGATTCTGTGGCCTCTTCTACGGTGCTTTGAAACGCGTTACTGTTGAGAAGTATCCTGGGCTGAATAGCGTTCTTTACAAGCGATAGTATAAACTTTGCCAATCGTGACAATCCTTATACCATGAAAACCATTCGGAAGGTTGCGGATAGTATGACAAAGTGTGTTCTTTGTGGTGACAAAACTTCTAGCAAAGGCTATGAGGAACGCGGTGGGCAATGCCTCCCTTGTCAGAAGACGATGAAAAAGATGGTTGCTTGGCTGAAGAAGCAAGCCTAATCCAGAAACATGTACTGGACCTCTTTGTTGTCTACGATGACAGGAGATACCCGGTATTTTGGATTCTTGTTGTGCTTATCTTGGATGTATTTCACATAGTCCTGGGAATTTACACATGAGTTGATCATGATCTCTGCCAAGCTTGTTTTAGTCATGCCGCAGCTAGTGGCCAACATAACGAGTTTGTCGTGAGTGTCTTTGGAAAGAGATGAATTCACGCGGACTTTTTTATCTGATCTTACTTTTCTTACAGGTATGGGTTGGGCCTTCCCTACTCTAATCTCCATCGAAAAAAGCACCCCTCTTTGGTCGTTATCTCAGGAACACTGTAACGGGTTTACTCTGTTCATCTGTTTCTGTGTAACACATTTACTGTGACCATATGTGGATTAGGACTTGCGTAGAACAAAAAAATCCCGCCCACTGCTGGACGGGAAGGGATGGAAGTTTGACGAACTTCATTTCACCTTGCGATCTCAATAATGATCGTGCTTGTGCACGGTCTGGACATAATATCATACTGCTTTACGTGTGAACAGATCAGAGATATTTCGGAACTGAAAGACACTGAACGGTAGTCCGTCTGTTACTGGGATACGGTAATCCGTGAGGATAATCAGCAAGGGAAATACAGCTTTGTCGGACTTCTGCCATGGCTCCTTAACGATGTCACCCCTGTGGTAAAGAGTCCGGTATCGAGCGAACTTATCGGCCCATACGGATGGTGTGAATTGGTTTCGTTGGACCTCGATAAACATCGGCTTACCCCAGAGTGCGAATATGTCAGGTTCAGGCATGCCCTTGCCATATTTCGGCTCTGGCACGAACAGTTCAGGCTTTTTCAGCTGCGCCATCTGGTGAAAGACAGAGGCAATTTCTAAGTAATGCGGGATCTTCTGCGAATCTCGTTTGATGGGCGAAGGTTTCACTGCGTACACGTATGGGGTGTGATTGGTGATGACTTCGACCTCTCCTCGATCACGTAGCCGGCGCAGTACTCGATTAGCTGCGTTCACGCCATCTTTGATGCTTTGAAAGTGCAGTTGTATGATGTCGTCACGGGATAGGCAACGGAAACGTTCAAGGTCCTTTAAGATGGCCCTATCGCGCGCCTGCATGTGGCGGCACCTCCTGATCCATTAGCGCGTTCAATAGCTCCCTCAGCTCGTTGCTCTCTTCTTCATTCAGCTCAACTGATTGCAGCTGATCCGCATTGATCAAAGGCAACAGTGGGACCTTCTTGAAATCAGAATATCGTTTCTTGACCTCTTCTATCTGTGCCCTGGCTTCTTTAGGGGATAGCCAAGGAGTCTGGACTTCTTTGAGCTCCGTTGCTTCTTTCACATAGCAACGACCTTTTGTGTTTATTTCAGCTGCAGCCTGTGTATTCAAGAACAGGCGACTGTTCAAATCATCGCTCATTCGATAAGCAATCCGGACGTTCAAATTGTTCTTGAGTTTGCCGTCCATGACTTCACGATCGACACGCTGCTGAGAAAGGACCAGGAAGATACCAAAGCTACGGCCTAGCTGCCCTACTTCTTCCAGGATGGCGTGCGCTGCTGTCTCCCCTTCAAGGCTGGCTACTTCATCAATGCATACAACGACGTTCGGTATTCGCTCACCAGTCAGCTCCTCATATTCGTCAAAGTCTACTGCGCCAACGGAATGGAACAACTCCTGCCGGTGAAGAAGGATTTCCTGAACCTCTGACAGCATAGCAACCACCTCGCTACGCCGCACAGAAACGCTCCCCTCAACGTGCGGAACACCCCGGTATATTTCAAACTCTGTCATCTTCAAATCGCCCAGAAACAGTCTCAGACGATCTGGTGAGTATGTTTGTAGCCAAGTATTGAGAATGCACCGTATCCCTGTCGACTTCCCCCAGCCTGTGACGCCAACTAACCCGATATGTGGTGCCTGCTTGAGATCCGCTGCTACGCTGCCGTTGTATGCCTCGCCAATGTATAGGGCGAATCCCCCAGCTTTTTTCATGGCAGCCTGCGCTCTTTCCAGGCTGTAGTCAATCTTTGCTGGCAATCGTTTTGGGATCAGTAAGCGAAACCGACCTGCCTTGTCATTCTTCAGCTCAGCAGTTGGGCCAAACATGCTTTGGAACACCCATGAACTCCGTTCAATTATTGCTGGGTCCATGCCGATCGGTAGATGAAGGTTCACTGTGGTGCAGTTGCCAGCGATGGCTACGCGCTCAATTGTTGGGAAAATACGGAACGGTTTGATCTTGCCATCTCCCAGATCGCGACGCTGTTTCTCTACATATATCCCTGCCTCGATAAACGCCCTTACCAGGCGTTCTTTGACCTTTGCCCTATCATTCACCCAGCCCGGCACTTTCAGCGCACAATAGGTCAACACACAGGATGTGGCGATGCCTTTGGCAAGGACATACAAACCATCAGCAAGCCGCGCGCTCGGCAATCCTCCAAACAAGGAAACGCCGAATAGATCGATTACCATGTCACGTACAAAGTCTTGAAGTCGGTCATCTAGGGCTGTTGCCAAACCATGCAAAACGTTCATACAATTCCGCCCCTTTCTTCGACAGAGCTTCGCGCTTCGCTTTGCTCATCGCTTTCGCTCTTAACAAAACTTACTTTCCACATCGCAATGCGACTTCTCAGTAGGATAGCGCACTAGGGCTATGTCGGTAGTTATGTTGGTTGCTGGTGCGGTAGCTAGTGTAGTAAAGGCTATGGGGTACGGATTGTCCAAGATTCCCAAAAAATCATCCAGGACTGGTTTAATTTGTGGGATGCTTGGACATAACTGGTGCTGAGGTGGTTTTATGAATTGGGAAAGCCTTGGTAAAAAGCGAACCCGTCTGGGCAAATGGCTGGATGATCGAGGGATATCGCAACAGTGGTTAATGAGAACCGCTGGAATCAGCAAGAATACAGCTGGGGATTTGGCGACTAAAAAGGAGTATTTGCCATCTGGCAGCACAATGAAGAAAGTTCTTCAGGCGCTGCGCAAAGTAGATCCTAATGTAAAACAACATGATTTTTGGAGTATGTAAAAACCCTGGGAATGGTTATCCACTCTCAGGGTTTTTACATTACTCTTTATCGTCAGCTAATACTAAAGTACGATCGTTTTTCGTTGTTACCATAATCGGTACAGGGGTGCGTACAAGAGGTGCATAGAAGTTGCCTTTTTCATCTATAAAAGGTGATGCAAACGATGTTGATAAGGACATTCTCTTGTTGACATTAATTAAATACTTCGCATCATAATTTGGCATGATCATTGTATCTATGCGATCATATAAAGAGTTTAGTTTTGACTCAAGTATAGTAATACGATCATCATGTTCGAGAATCATGTCTACGCTTTGTAACGCTGTGCTTTGATCAACACTGACACTGATTTCATTGAGGTTAGAAAGCCACTGACTTGGGGTGCAGTCGTTCTTTATAGCATCATGTAACAACTCGGCTTCTTCTTCAGCTGGATAATACCCACTGATGATCTCTAAAACGTCATAGTAGTCATTCAATATCTTGAGGGCTTCAGCATCAGAGTAACCATGATTCCTAGCTAAAGCATCTACAATTTTCTGATAGTATGGTGAAAGTTCAGCATACTTGAAATCATAACTCATGCTGGTGCCACCTCCCTTTATCTAATACATAATACTCAGATATTGTAAGAACTTCCCTTGCTATTAGACGGTTACAAAAAGCAATTTGTTGCCCTAGTTGTTTGTCATCAAGCAACTTGTTTCCTGGTGTTCTCATTATTGTATCACGAAATTGTTGTATAGTTCTTTCATTGGCTTGGAAATCGTCAATCACATCTGCAATCCTATTATCTGCCATGGGTCCAATAATAATATCAGGAGTGGATTCGTAATCAATTTCTTTAATTCTGTTGTCATGTATGAATTGTGCCCAAGGAATTGTTGAGGAAAGAAAGATTCTAAAAGTTGGATTTTGTTCTTCCACCTTAATATGATTAACTTTTATTTGAAGGACTAGTCCTTTTTGTTTTTTCCCTCGAGCGATAGATCGGTCTTCCTTTATTTTTCCCCATTGCTTAGCTTGTTCAATATCTATAGTAGTATAAAAAGCACTGCCAAAATCACGATTTTTGGGATAGAAACTATCATTATCAGAAATCAATTCTTTTTTGAAATCATCCAAGTTGTTGAAGGTTGTTCCATGGTAAACGAATTCTGGCATCTCAATTTCAGATGCATAAGACGTACGCTGAATAGACACCCGCATTTCTCCCCAGTCATCTTATATGATCAATTCTGTAGTCTCTTCTTCATTTCTTCTGGCAGCCGATCATCTACATACCGGTTGATGAAGTCATGACGTTTCTCCATGTTCTCTCGTTTCGAGAAAAACGACTTTATGTAACGCTCGGATTCTGGCAGTCTCCCCCACTCGTCCATAGCTTGTTTCCGCAGTTCCTTGGAAACCTCCAGCTCTAGGAGTCGCAAGTCAAACTGTGACGTACGTACGAATGCACGAACGTCCTGGCTAAGCTTATCTGTGCTGACCAGAGACTCAAGTTTCTTCTCCAGTTGGTTATTGGCTTCAGGTAATGCCTGCAATTGCTGACGGATCAGCTGCATCTCTTCTTTTGCTTCAGCCAGCTCACTCGCCAGCTGCTCATTGGTCGCAACAACCTCATGATAAGCACTCGTGATGTTCTGGATCATCTTCATAAACTCTTCTGGAGTGTCCGGAAGCACCAGGTCTTGCTGCTGCCTCTTCTCCAGGATTGCCGGGTCGATCTCAATCCTGTTGGCAAATTCTTCAACGACCTTCAGTGCAGCGTTGGTCATCTTCATTCGGTGAACATCCTTCAGCTCGATTAACCGTGTGATTGCCTCCACATCGATCTCTCTATATGCACGTTGGCCACGATCATCCTTCACGAATTTGTAGCCACTCTTCTCTAGCACTTCAGACCATCTATATACAGTTGTTGGTGTTGTATCAAGTTTTTCAGCTACCTGAGCAGTAAAATAGAAAATCTGTTGCAACCCAGTCACCCCCTACATGATAAATCTAGCACATACAGTACGAGTGTGTAAGATATTAAATTGAAATGTAATCGTACGTACGAGTATGAAAATCGGTCATACAGATTCATGCACATTGATAAAGGATAGAAATATCAAGTTATTGAGTCGCACAAATGTGATTTGTGATGCACTTTCGTGCGACGGAAAGTAAAGTCGTTTGAATGAATTATGTATGAATTTGTACGGATGTGTTGATGGGTCATACAGGTTCATGCAACTTAACTATTGCCAACTATTTCAGGTTGGTGTTAGTATTTACTTGTGCGACACAATCATGAAGTTAAATGCGAATCATAAATGAGATGGTGGAAGGGGAGCCCAATTTGTTTACGAAAGAAACCGTACGCTACATTTGCGAAAAGGTACTCAAGGATTCCGCTCTCGATGTTTTCTATATCATTTTCAATCACAAAATTGGCATTTCAAAAATCGCTATTTTGAAAGAATATCAGAGGCATCAGGATGTAGAGGAAGGGTCGAAGAAATTCCGCTATACAGTTGACGAGGCTGTTGCGCTGTTAATTGGTACAACATTTGTTGACTTTTATCCAGACGGAACCTCGTTAAAGTACCATCTGACGGATCACGGCGAAATGGCAGCTGAAGCCCTTGGAGATTTATTGGAGAATAATCCCGCGTTACTTGAAGAAAGCAAGGTAGTCAAGAAAATCATGGGAGGCGAGTGATTTGAGCAAGATGATGATCGACAATGTATGGATTTTGGAAAGCTTCATAAAACAGCGTAGCGCTGCTATCGGCACTCAGTTTGGATTCATCGGCATCGGGCAGGGCGGTAGTAAAATCGTCGATGCTTTTGCAGGTATCCGTAACTCTGTGAACAACGAACCGTGCTATCCAGTTCTTTGCTTCAATACGAACTTAGGTGATTTAGAAAGCCTGAAGAATGTGGATAAACACAATCGTGTAGCGCTGAAGGGGAAAGAGTTTGAGCGTGGTGCTGGGATGGTGCCAGAGAAGGGGCGCCAAGCTGTTGAGGCAAACGGCGAGGAAGTTTTTACAGCAATTCAAAGAACGATGAAAAATGCCGAAGTGGTATGCATTGTGGCATCGCTTGGTGGAGGTACTGGTACCGGAGCATTAAACATCATGATTGATGTTGTTGCTGACTATGTTGGTAAACCAGTGATTGCGATTGTCAGCTTGCCGAACCCGCATATTGATGAAAATATCAATGCGTATAATGCATTGAAAGAACTAACGCCAAAACTTGAAGAATTGAGAACTGACTCTGAGGGTAACGAGTATCGTGCGTTGGAAAGTTTAATCATCCTTGATAACAAAAAGATCATTGAAGATCATTTGGGCGATACTGAAGCAGCTGCAATTTCTTGGGATAGGTACTCAAACTACAAAGTTGCAAGCATTCTGCATGAATGGAATGTTGTGACTACTCTTGAATCAGATAAGAGTTTGGATGCTGAGGACTTCAAAAACAAGCTACTTCTAACCGGTGGCGTTCTAACTTTTGCTAAGAAGAAGATCAACATCCAGGACAACGATTTGAAGAGTGAAAGTGATCTCATCAATGAAATCGTCTCTACATACCGCGGTCGTAACGTTCTGGCAAATGGATTTGATTATGAAAACGATGCAAAGGCATTCGGTATCCATGTAGTGATGCCAAAGCATCGTGAGGATTTGTTGAATGCCAATACCTTGGAAAAGATTAATCGCAGGCTTCAAGAAGAGCTTCCAGGGGTTCCTGTCTACTACGGTCGTTCTACATGGGATTCAAGATATGCGCTTGTTTATACAATCACAAGCCTGCGTGGTTTGCCCGAACGGGCTCGTAAGTTGAAAGAAGAGTCTGAGGAACTGATCAGCCAGCAGAGAGAAAGAGAAAACAAGTCGTCTGGCTTTGGAATCGATGGCGAGTTGAGTGCTAATCCATTCAAACCATCTACAACGAGGAATCGATCTACATCTAGTGCACCTTCAAATCCTTTTGCGACAGCTAAAAAGGAAACGGCTGCTACAATCGACCAATCTAAGAACCCGTTCAAACGAAAATCTTGAACACTAACAAGATGTGCACCAAGAGAATGTAAAATCTCTTGGTGATTTTTATTTCAAAATGAGGAAGGAGCATTTGTATGTCAGTAGTAGCTTGTTTTGTTAATAATTCATTTGCAATTATTGCAACAGACACAAGAATTCAATTTGGAAAAGGAAAAGATGTTATCAACATAGAGCACAAGAAACTCCATAGCATTCCAGCTGGATGGGCAGCAGGTTGTGGATCTGTCAACGTAATTGAGGGATTTATTGAAGAATGCAAGCGCCTAAGTAGAATGGATTCAACTACGGTTCATGGAATTTTTACTTCATTACTGGTAGATGATTTGAATAAATATGGTAATGATTGGTCTGAGTTAATAAAACTTACGAAAGTTGCTCAATGCCTTGCTATAAAAGAAGAACATGGATCCTCAATGGTAATTAGGGTTACAGGTGAAGATTTAGATGGTTATATCGAAAAAGGGTATCCTTACGTTATTTGGCCAGCAGATATAGATATGAACACCATAGAAGAACTAAGCAAAGAGTTTGAGGAATATACGCGATTGAAGATAAAAGACGATTTAAGATATCTTCAATTCGCAGTTGCAATAATGGCTGGGATTATTTCCAAAGTATCTAGCTTATCCGATACAGTAAGCCCAGTATGTGATGCTGGTATTATTTATCGAACATCAACAGGAAGCTTAGAATTATTGCATATAAAGGGACATGTCAACGAACTACTTACTGAATTCAACAGTGAGCAAAGTGATTTTAGCCGTTTCTACACAACAGAAGACTAAATAAACACCCAATCGGGTGTTTTTATTTTTTCAAAAAACAACACTACTTAGCGTTTTTCTTTTATGATTATCGGGTATAGATTATCAAACGAACTGCGTGGGGTGGACATCATGAGTATTTGGGAGATAGTCTTAGCTTGTATAGTCGTTTCACTCTTTCTTTGGTCTATGAGTACACCTGAGCCATTAATCAACCACTTTTGGCGATGGCTAGACAAAAGAAAGGGGCGGAAAAAGTAAAGTGGAAGTTTTGCTAAACTACTTTGTTTTGGACTTGCCAGAAGCAATGCTGCTACTTACTATCGGTTATGCAGTCTTCAACCTACCACTATGTAGAGAGTGGAGGCGCTTGGTACTCTGTGGCGTTCTTTTTGCCATATGGGGCGATGTACTTACTGCGTTTGGTGTTGACTACGAACTCAAGCTGTTTCTATTCTATTCGTTTGAATTTCTACTGTTTCTATCTCTAGGGCATCGCTATAAAGCATTTGCAATGGTTGTGGCTTCATCAACCTGGATGATGGTCTCAGAAACAACAATCAGCGCTGTGATGAGTGTACTGGGTGTCAGGGTTAGTGTGTTTGCTGAGAGTACGTTCCTACGCTATGCCTTGTCATTTACGTACTTATCAACGCTATGTATCCTCAGTTTCACGCTTTACAAGTTACGATTCAATTTACGAAAGCTATGGCCACGAACAGCACCCAATCGATACCTGGTGTTCTTGATCGTGTCGGGCGGGATCACGTTCACATCGATTCTGTTAGTGAATGTGTCAACCTTCATGGGAAAGGTACTGCTAGAAGAATTGCATCCCGTTACAAACTACTTGTGGATTTACCAACTAGCTGCCTTAGTTCTTGCTTTGATCACTTCAATATTCTTTGTGCTATATGTACGGGCTACTGTCGTAAGAGTTGAGAAAGAAACTGAAGCCCCGTACAGCAAGCAATTGATTGACCTGACCACGGCTGTGAGAGCAATTAAGCACGATGCCTTATCGCACTTCACCGTCATTCTTGGCTTCCTCAAGATGAAGGAGTACCAGCGTATCGAATCTTTCGTGCTTAACCTGGTCGACGAGACAAAGGAACTTATCGATATTACTGAAGGCATTCGTAATAAAACTATAGCTGCAATGCTATATGGTAAGGTTACAAACTTCGCTAAAGGCGGCGTTGATTTTCAGGTAAAGGTTGCGCCCAATTCACCACAGTTGGAATCTTGGAAAGATATTGATATAAGCAAACTGCTGGGTAATCTTTTAGACAATGCATATACAGCTACGCTGAAAATGGAAGATGATGACCGGTACATACGGATGGAATGGGGTATCCGCAACGGTAGTGAGTATTTGTCCATCGAGAACTCTGGTCCAACGATTCCGGATGAGGTTCTTCCAAAACTATTTGACCTCGGATATACAACTAGGGATTCTGGTGATGGTGGGGTTGGTCTTGCTGTTGTGAAGGGGCTTGTAACGAAATACAAAGGGGAAATTGACGTGATCTCTCGTCATGGGGTAACTCGCTTCACTATAATGCTCCCGATGGCTATAAAAGGCTCACAGGAGGTTACAGAAGAACACACCGTTTAGGCTTAGTGTCTAGCGGTTTTTTTGTTAAGGGGGTAATATCAAAGTCAGATAAAGATTTGCGTTGAAGAAAGGAATCAGCATCATGTCACAATCAGACAGTAGCTTTTGGAATGACATAAAGAACAACAGCCGGCATGTATCGTGGGAGAATGAAAAGGCTCTGCAGCAAGTAGATGGGAAAATGACGGTACGGAATGTGTTAATGAGGCTGCAGCTGCTCGACGCAGAAATTACCTGGCTCCAGGAGACTCTAAACGCGCCAACTGATAAGCCTGTTCCCCTGACTATTGCACAGCTATTAGGCGATACCCTTGAGCAGAAAAAGACACTAAAGAGCCGGCTTGAGAAGGCGTTAGACGATACGATCGTTGAGTGGCCAGAATGACATTACGCACAATAAGAAACCCGCCCAAGCATCATGCCAGGCGGGTTCTTTGCTGCTGTAATCCCTCTATTCATATTATGCCCGCCCGTTCCTCTGCTCATCGATAAATGCCTGTTGGAAATTGTTCAGTCGCACCTGACACTCCGCTTTCAAAACCTCGACATTGTAGATAACTTCGTGCTGAAGACCTCGGAATGTTACCAGAACCTCATAAAGAAAACTGTCAGTCGAGCCTTGAGATCGAATCTTTCCGCCCATTCTTCCAAATTGTTGCCGGTATTGGTGATGCTTTCGCTCAGCTGCAGCGGATACTGATTCTAGGATCGGCACGTATGAAAGCTTGAGTTCGCTGTGATTGATCGCTTTTGCATCGATCGAGACAGCCTTGAACAACATCCCATAAATAATCAATTCGTGCAGGATCTCCCGCCATTCTTCTGTATGTGTCATGCTACACCCGTTCGACTTGCAGCAATTGGTTTACAGGTATCCACCAGCCGCCGTCGTCTCGGAGCAGTTTTATTCTCTGGTTGGTGTGATCAATTTCTGTAACGATGCCCCATTCTCTTCTGATGCCTTCATCTTGCCAACTGACTGTGATCGCATAGTCTTTGCGTACCGAGTCGTAGATGATCTCCGCTAATGAATCAGGATCGATTGATGGTGTTTCGGCTACATCTGTCTCGTAATGATGCTCATACAGCAAGGTCATTTGCAGCATCCTCCACCAGTCCAGCGTCAATAAGATCGCGGAGAATGTCAGGTGCAGGGCTTACGCCTGTTTGGATCTTATTGATTGCTGCAATGTGCTTTGGAGTCAGGACAGGTACAGCCATTAGTCGCCCATCAACAACAGTATTTATCTTTTCCATGGTATCACTCATTTCACGAACGTTTGTTTGTATTATATACGAACAAAATACGAACGTGCAAATAGAAAAAACCCCCATCCAAATTAGGATGAGGGAATGAGTTTATCGAAAATATCAATGAGTTGCAGTTGTAAGTCTTCGCTTAATCCAATGGCAGCACTGGCTATACCGAGAGCACCCGCCAAGATGAGTAGCACATATTTCTTATTCTTCTTCAGGAACTCTTTCATAATCACGCACGCCCTTTCAGCTTCACAGTTTTGGTATCTCCGTCCCACTCGACCTCTAGGTTAAGGATGCCAGCTAGCTCTCTCGCAGGCGCATACGACACGCCATACTCAATCGTTGCAGTAACGATTTTACTGTTGACCTTTACCTGACTGGAGGCGGCATCAAATTCCACCTTGGCTCCTAGAGCTTCAGCAACTGCTCTGATTGGTAGATGGGAAACACCGTCAATCAGGAACCCTAGTGGTTTCAGGGTAATTTGTACCGTAACAGGTTCCCTCTTGCTTTCGTTTTTCTGTGGATATCCTGTTAACAACCTGTGGACATCATCTTTAAATTTTGCCCATGCCTGTGCAGCTGTTAGCCCAGTGAATCGCCTAGCATAGTCATCAGAAACGAAATAAGCCGGGCAGTTCTTGCCTGTGATATCAAAGTGCCGCCACAGCTTGTCTACGCCCCAGCCGTACCGTTTCAGGATGTCAGCAGTCAGCTCCAACGTGTTCTGATACATCTTCTTGAAATCACCATCAGCGTTGACGCACATTTCAATACCGATCGTACAGTTGTTTGGATAAGAACTCAGCTGCTTCAGGGCACCGGGATTGTACGTTTTTGCCCCAACATGATAGCCCATCTCGTTTTCAGGTAGGCAGCGAATGATCTGTTTGTCATCGACGTTATAATGTGCGCTGGCTTCCGTGGTGGGCTTGTTGAAGTAGTTCCGGTTAGCTACAGCGTCGGCACCTTTTCCCTCGTTTGCAGTCCAATGGATGACTACACCCTTTGGCGTAATCTTTGTGCCAGGACGTGCTGTTTTATTGGACAGAAGCATTTCTGTTATCTTTAGAACCACTGTCATCGCCTCCCAAATACTTTTCTTTCTCCGTTCTTCGCTTTATAGCTCTGGAGATTTTATGCTCCAGTTCTTCCGCAACGTAAATCATTGCCCATCCAGGCACCCATTTCTCCCAGCCGGCTCGGATCACGTTTGCCGTCATGCTCTTCCAGATATGTAGCCCAAAGGCTGCTGTTAAGAAATAGAAAGCGACACCTGGAGTGCCTGATATTTGATCGATTTGATGACCGATGGAGGGCATACCCAGAATGAATACTGCTCGGTATCCACCCTTAATGCCGTATTCAGAGGCATAAGATCCATCTATTTTTGATGCTCGATATCCAGCTAACCAGTCCATAATTAGTAGAAACACATACAAGAAGATTGCTAGGTAACGAGCAGAACCTTCTCCATATAGGAAGTGGAAGGCTGAGAGCAAAAAGGCACCAATCGCACCTGATAAAATCCATTCTTTCATGCATACCGCCTTCTCTCGAATAAAAGATAAGGGAGCCACGTCAGCAGCTCCCACCAGTTTGACTACACTGCCAATTCACCGAGTTCCAATGCCTCCAGCTGATTCTTAACCTCTGGCTTCAAAACCGCTGGGACATCAGCAAATGTTTTATAGCCGCGAACAATCAGTGTTACGTAGATCGTTGCCATCTTGTCATCACCTCCTTTCCATAGCCACAGGAATAAAAAAAGCGCCAGGCTACGCAGTTTCTGCGTCCAATAGCGCTTGAACTTGATCTTTAAGACTTGTAGGGACTTGATCAATTGTTTTCATCCCTTCTTTGATTAAACGATAGTAGATGTGTACCACTATGCGGTTCCTCCTTCTAATGCTGCAATTCGTGCCTCCAGCTCCAGGTTCTTCTCATACAGGCTGGTGATGACTTGCATGAGCAAGATCGTGTCTCCGTCTGTTTTCTCAAACACTTCTGCTAGCGCCAGCATCATCGCTGTGGAGTCATCTACCAGCTGCGGGATGGCTGATCTTCGTTTTGCTTCAGCTTCCCGGTCTGCTTGTGCTTTGCTAACGTCCAATGGAAACTGCAATGGAATACTCAATCAAACGCACCCCCAAACCCTTTGACAATGATAGGCTCTGTCGCTGTACCTTTCTCGATATGAACACGAATACTGATTCCCCACTGAGTGGCTGTCTTCTGTTCGTTCTGAAAAATGTATCCTCTACCATAACGTGCGTTAAAGGAGATGTCCTCCCATCTAGGTGCAGCATCAAACGCGTTATTGGTTGCTTCAGCCACGAATAAAGCTCCTGGAGGCAGGGACATGTCCATCGTGAGCAGCACGCGCTTGGCAGCTACATCAGTCGTCCATGGTACCTCGATTTCAAAGGAGAGTTGATCCTCAAACCGTGTAAACGTGTATACCCTGGTCGACTTCGCTCCTTGATCGTCTACAGCTTCGATCGTCAGCGAGTGCAATACACCAGGCTCTAGTTTGAGCCACGTATCATGATTGATCTGGAACGTTTCCTGACGGTTAGCCACGCCCGCAAACGAGCGCGTTACTACACCATTGATTTTCTCTGTGATGCTAAAGGCGTTGCCTTCTGGATCGTAAGCAGCATAGGTGACTTCAGGTGGCGTTTCGTGGATGCCGATATCACCGTTTTGACCGTCAATCACAGGCGGACGGTTCCAGACTACTCGGAACTTGCGTGTGAGCTCTGTGCTCTTGCCCGGCTTGTTGTCATCTGCCCAGACGGTGAGAATGTGGTCCACGTTTTCAGCCAGGTCAGCTCCTGTAATGTCTGTTGTGCCAAGATAAACGCGCTTGTTCTTGTAGATAAGCTGCTTGGAAAACAAAATAGGCGTGCTTCCATCTGATACGTCAGATGCAGCCGCCTGCGGTGGTCCGTTATTGATTTTGTAGTAGACTGTTACGACATTCCCAACGTCCTCGTCTACAGCGTTTCCAGCTACATCATAAGTCGAGTTCTCAGTCAGGGTCCGGTTGTCTGGTGTGGTCAGCGTGATAACGGGCTTTTTGTTTAGGATCAATGACCCGTAATATTTGACTGTGTCTGTTGTTTGGAAAATCGTAGGCGGTATTGTGAAATCAGTTTGAAATGTTGGATCATACAACGATGCAGGGGAAGAACCGCCTGTAATTTGTAAGTTTATCTGAGAAGTTACGAACTCGTCGGCTGAACTACGTTCATAAAGAATCGTACCCATTTCATGAGCAATGAATAATCTTCCATTCTTGTCGGATGTGATTGACGCATTTTTACCTAACCACAACTTTTTAGGAGTTGACCACGACGCTCCATCTGTTGTATTTGAGTAACGGATAAAATCATTTGTTACATCATTAGAATCAGTGCCATGCCACACAGCGTGTAGTTTCCCGTTTGGCGTGCGGATTAATTTGGGTTCGTTTTGCGGATAGTTTAATGACGAAAATACGGTAGTCGTCTGCCAATTCGTACCTGTAAATCTCGATGCCACTATCAGATATGTCGATGTTCCACCTTGTCTTTGTTGATACAAAATTATCGGGTGACCATCTGGTTTGAAGTCAATAGTAGGGTTTGTGTTATTTGTTATTGATGAGTCAAGCGTGGTCACTTGCATTGCTGCACTAGGAACTCCTAACGTACCATCCGCGTTGATCGGAATGGAACCAGCCCGAATGTTAAAACTGTTCGGATAAGTGGCGTTTTTCGTACTGGCTGCCCACCAGAGTTTGGTGCCGTCAGGTGTAATGGCGCTAGAAACCCCAGACCATTCGCCCTTTCCGCTTGGGTTGTCGAGTGTAGTTGATGTTGTATGTGTAGCTCCGACTTTTGTAGCATCAAAAGAAGACAAACGTAAAACTATATTCCCACTGTAGCATGATACTGTATACACTCTTACGCCTACGGAACAGATAGAAAATCCACCATAAACACTCACATCGTTCTTCGTAAGTAGTGTAAAGGTTTTCCCGTTATCCTTTGAAACATAGTAATAGCATAAATTGTCAGTCGAATTTCTAACTGCTCCCACAATCCACCCATTGCTCAATAGCACAGGTGGAGCCATCCGGGAAACTAAGAAGGCAGACGATACCACGTTGACCGGAATAATGATCTTGCCGTCCTCTTGTACCACGGTAAAGTTTCGTGTCACCTTGGCTGAGTCGTCTATGCCGTCATTTGCCCAGACTTGAATTGATGATGCCTCCGCTGGTAGAAGTCCTGATACATCCGTCGCGCCGTCCCAGAAACGACCTTGTGAATACTTCAACGTTTTGCTAAATGACTTCGCTGTTGAGCCGTCAGACGTACCAAGAGAGATGGTTTGCGTTGGTCCGCCTGCAATGGAGTATTTTACGGACAGGGCGTTTCCAGCGTCAGCATCAGAGACGGTACCTTCCAGTTTGTAGGTGCTGCCTTCTGTTAATGTCTGATTATCGGCAGGTGACGTGAGTGTGAGCGTTGGCGGGTTGTTGGTGATAGGCTCAAGTGCAAAAACGTTTGTCACACCATTACAGTTAAATCCGATATTGGTTTGCATGTCCGTGTTG